CGCACTTCATAGCCTCCAGCCACATTCGAGAACCCGATGGCGAAATAAGGCTTGCCGTTGTGGACGAAGTGCAGTTCCTTACATTCCGCTTGCGCCAATGCGGTGTTTATTCCACGCTCCCGCAAGTAGCGGAGCAATGCAGGGTGCGTGAGTTCTCTCACCTCCAAATGTTGGAAACTCGGTTCGGATGCCTGCTGGCGAAAAGAGAAAGACACGGGACGGACGTGCGGCGCTTGCTCCGCTATCTTGTTAAGCAGGTAAGGCACATAGTCCGAACCGTAGAGTTCCTGCGCTAATGCGATGATATTACCGCCCTTGCCTGTTCCGAAGTCGTACCATTGGTTGAGTTCGGTGTTCACCTTGAACGATGCTTCCGCTTCCTCCCTGAACGGTGATTTGTACCAAAGGCTTTTGCCCTGCTGCTTGACGGGGCTGTAGCCTAAACTTTGCAGATAGTCTGCCAGTCTGATTGTTTTTGCTTCTTGGATGTTCATAATGTATATTTCTACGGATTTGATGATGGTTGATAAAGCGATGATTTGATGAATGGGATAATATTCTTGTTGTATATCAACACGATAGACCCTCATCACGCTTTCATCAAAACATTCACCGAAAGAGAAAGGATATTGATGGTTTCTTTCTCTTTTCATCAGTAAAATGTCTTTGATGAAAAGTTGATGAGAAAATAACAGACTGTATTCCAATGATTTTATATACTTATTCATCATTTCATCAAAATAATCATAGTGTTTCTAAAAACGCTCTTGTCACGGTGTAATACCTTCCTGTCCTGCGAAGTGGAGAGTAACGGCATTCCCGGTTGTAGTCCACTTGGTAGGTGGTATATGTGAGGGTGTTGTGGGCAGGTGTCAGTTTCCAACACTCCTGCAATACCTTCCTCACTTGGTACTTCTCCGCCTTGACATAAGTGTTTGCCAACAACGAAAGAATGTCGTTGCAGCAAAAAGAGAAAGTGTCGATACCCGTACTTGCCATGATGTCAAGTATAAGTTCACACATCTCTATCTCCAATCTGTTGCGGTTGCTGCGGATTATCTTCTGCAAGGCTTCGGTATGCAGCAATGACGGGGCAAACCACATACGGCTCTCTTTCTCGGTGGATAGCTGTCTGTGCTGCAAATGGTAGAGGAAGGCAGGGATTTCCGCTTTCAGTTTTTGCAGGAAGTCGGTATCGTCCGACTGCAAGCGGTCTATCTTGCGCACCCAATAACGTGTTTCCCCTGCATCTATGATGACAGGCAGATACTCGTTGTTGGAACACAGCACGAACTTGGCGAAGAACGCTATCTCGTCACGGTCTTTGCCTTTGGCTTCCACCTTGTAGGATAATGTGGTACTCAGGTTTTTCAACCGTTCGCTGTCTTCTCTGCGACTAAGCAACACTTCATCCACCACGATAAGCAGCTTGCCAGCCCAATCGGAATTGAACTGGCTGCAGAAGTCCTCGTTGGTGTTAAATGTGACATTGTTCTGAAACAAGGCTTTCAGAAAGTTCAGGAACGTGCTTTTGCCTGTATTGCGTTCTTCCGATACCAACAATAGGATAGGTAACTTTTGAATAGGTTGCAGGTATAGCAGTTGCAGGTAGTCCATTCCCAACTCGTATTGTTCCCCGAAGATGTGCTCCACCAACGAATGGATAGAGGGAAAATCACCCTCCATCGGCTTGTGGTCTATAGGTTCATAGAGGTTCAGGAACTTGTCCACTATCGGACGGTAATTCACATGGTCGGGAACCGTGCAGAAGCCGTCATACTTGGGGACGGTGGCGAGAAAGTGCTTGCCGTAGTCCTGCCGCAGGGTCTCGTTGTTCCACACGATGCGTTTCTTCACATAGCCACCGTTCAGTCGGGGCTGGTTCACTAACTTGTAGAGGGTCGTACCCACTCGGATAAACTCCTCCTTGCAGATGTCTGATTTACTCATTATTCATACGCTTAAATGGTTGATAAATAGTCGTGTGCAAAGTTAGAGTGAGCCGCTTGAAACCTTGATACGCAAATCACGGCAGAATGGCGCAAAAAACACACGGAATGAAAAACTTGCAGCCTGTTAGGGAGTATAACAATAAAAAATCCCGAAGAAACAACCGTTATAGAGAGGTGCTTCTTCGGGATTGCCACATTCCTGTGAATGAATGACAATACGCCTACCCAATTATGTATATGGATACATTGTCGGCAATGGGAATACGCATTGGTTTCATTACTTCATGTCGTCATATCTATATATTTTATGCCTGATACTTAGATATTTCCATTCTATTACCCAGCGAAAAGAAGATACTTGTTTTCTCTTTTCGCAAGTACATTCTTTCAAGTATGGCATTGCGTACCCGTTCCACTCCGTATGAGTTAATGCGGAAAGCAAGAGCGACAACCATTTCAAGGCTGTAAACAGCCATACTGATTTTGTCCGACAGGTGGATATACCTCTGTACCTCATACTCTTTCAGTATTCTGTTTTTATAGACTGCTTTGATTGCAGCACGGACGGTTGGAGCGATAACACCGAACAGGCTGACAAGTTCAGCTTCGCTCATCCATATATCGGTAATGTTTTCAGGCATACTGACATTGCCCGTTCTGCTTATTGTTATGATGTTTCTTTTCATCCCTTATGGTATTTGGTGATTAAACAAGTTTCATTTTATCTCCAATTTTACTTTCCAACACAGAAAAATCCTTGTCTAATTTTTCAGTTGTTATCTTGGCGTAATGCTGCGTGGTGGTAATCTTTGTATGCCCCAACACCTTGCTGACGCTCTCTATCGGCATACCGTTTGAGATAGCCATTACCGCATACGAATGGCGGCTCATGTGGAAAGTCAAGTTCTTGGTTATCCCACACTTCGCCGCTATCTTTTTCAGCAGGATATTCGTCCATCCGTTCCTATAGACATGGAACAGGCGTTTTCCCCTGCGGAACGGCTCGTAGCGGTTGATGATTTTGCAGGCACTCTCCATCAACTTCACGTGGAAAGGTATTTTCGTCTTCTGCCGCACCGATGAAACCCACAGGTTGCCGTTTATCGTGACAAGGTTGTCGGTGGTGAGGTTCTTGATGTCGCTGAAAGATATTCCCGTCAGGCATCCGAAAACGAACAGATCACGTACAACTGTCATTGCCGGGTCATCGAAACGGTGCGACATGAGCGTCCGCACCTCTTCTTCCGTGAGGAACTCCCGCTCCTTCTTACCGCCGCTGATACAGCAGTCGGCGAAAGGGTCTCTCGGTATCAGCCCGTTCTTGTGCGCATGGGTCACGATGGACTTCAATGTCTCGCAATAAAGCTTGACGGTGGATTGCTGCACGCCCACCTCGTTACGGAGGTAGATGCAATACTGATTCATGAAGTCTTCCGTCAGCTCGTTCATGCCGAAGTCGTTCCGCTTGTAGTAATACTTGATGAAGTTTGCCACATGGGTACGGGCTATCGTGTGTTTGTAGTATGTTTTCTTTGTCCTGTCCTTGCCCACACGCTTGGCAAAATCCGCATTGTGTTTATCGAAGGCACGGAGCAGGGTTTCGTACTCCGTGCCGATGCCCTGATAGGCGTTGCGCACCATTTCCGCCGTCACATACGCTTCCTTGTCCAATATGCGTTGGTAGTGCTTGATGATTTGCGCCTTGATGTTATCGAGGGCGAAGTTGATGTCACGGGCTTCCTTGCTTTTCCCCTTCACTTTGTTCGCCTTGGTGTCCCATTGCTCCATAGCAATGGAATACTTGCAACTGAACTGCGCTTGTGTTCCGTTGATTGTCACTCGCCCCATGATGGGAACAATACCGTTTTTCTCCTTGCTTCTGTTCACGAAGAACAGAATTTTGAATGTTGCTCTCATACCAGTTGTTTTTGGTTGCAAAATTAGTTTCACACGCGCTAAATGGCTGTAAGCAAACCTCCGCAGAACGGCGCAAAATCAGTGTCGGGCTGTTAAAAATGCAGGTTTCCGGGGTTACGATTAGGAAACCGTTCTCTTTCTGCAATCCACATTTTTTTGCTTTTTCCCTATTCTGCAAAGTTGTGAGAAATACCGAATAAATCACTATCATACAGATGGTTGTCTTTTAATGGCTGCAAGTGGCGTAAATCGGAGTTCTTGTGTC